GCATCTTTTAATTTTTCTATATCTGCTTTTAGTTTAGCAATTTCTTTTTCATGTGCTTTTAACATTACACCTGTGTGTACGTTATCCTCTAATTGCTTTTGCATTTTTTCAATCTGAGTGGCCTGCCATTCCAAGATCATGAATTGCTCCTGATCGATGGGCTTTTGAACACTAGCTTCCAATAAATCTTTTTCAAATAATTGGTTCTTTGTCTCCAAACGGTTGAGCCTCTCAATCACACCGAAGGCAAACCACGCGCCGATTGCGACGGCAGCCACCAAAGAAATTAAGTTCCTTAACGGTAAGCCGATTGAAGTGTTCTCTGAAATTTTAACACTAGCCATTAGGTAAACAACTCTTTAGCCAGTCCCAAACTTTTTTGAATGGCCAACATACCCATTCCCAAATTTTTCTTGCCATAGGTTCCTCCTCTTTGTAATTCCAATTACAATCACAATACTTACACACAGCCACTCCTCTGTGTTTGTGACTGCAGTTTAAACAAAATCCAGATTCATTTTCCATCATTTTTATCTTCTATCTCATAAAACATATTATCGGTATCTTCTGTTACCCACTCTTTACCTTCAACATCCCAGTACGTTGTTTGTACTTTATAATCTGGCCATGAATTATCTGTTGTATAATTATTGACATGCCAAATTATTCTATTGTTTGGTTGAGCTGCATAATTGCCGTTATCTAACGCCATTATGTGTGCACACTTGTGCTCTTGCGGAATTTCAGAATGTTCCGTATTTAGTATATTAGTCTCTGGATGCGCCCAGTCAATAGTAAAAAGGTATTGACCTTCATAAAATTTTTTATCTTTTCCTCTAAATTTGCCGTCTATACCAGCAAGAAAATCAAAGCAATGAATACTAGGCCAATAGCTGAAACAGTTCCACAACTGAAGCTTGTCGACTGACATATCTTGCACTTCGGATCTAGAAAAACGTTTTTGGAAAAACGCTGAGATAGGCAAACGCCAAAAACACGCACCGTTGGGTAACATGATATTAAATAAGAGCGCACGGCCTGATATAGATGTAACACCAAAGATAACACATTCTTCTTCACCTTTTCTAGATTGATCCATGTCATAAAGATACTCTGTCCTTATCTTGCAATAGATCGGTGGTATGTTTGCATTTAAATAAGCCATAATACATTATTTTATTTCACCCCAATTAGGTCCTGATTCGTAATCTACTTTGTTTGGAACTTCTAAATCTACTGCATGTTCCATAATTTCTTTTATTTTACCAGCATGTGCGTCTGATTCAACCGAAAAATCTAATTCATCATGAACTTGTATGTGAGCTAATATTCCTTCTTTATGTAATTCGACCATAGCTTTTTTAGTCATGTCAGCAGCTGATCCTTGAATTAGTTTATTTAAAGACTTGTATGTAAAAGCTCTTCTGCTTCCATTATTGTGCCAGTAATTCTTTTTACCTGTATCCTTACCTTCTTCATCAATAATTGTTGGACCCATTTTTTGAAGTTCTAACATTCTTTCATGATCTTCTGCTGGAACAAACGTACCCCAATCAGTTCCTTTTAATATTGGTTCGTATTTTGGAAACCTGCAACGTCTTCCAAGTAAAGTTTTTACCTCACCTTTACTTTCAGCAGCTTTCATAGCTTTATTCATTAATTGTTTTACAAATGGAACTTTAGCGTGGTATTTTGAAAAAAGTTCTTCTGCTTTTTCTTTTGTAACACCCAGCTCTGCTTGAAGTTTTGCTTTACCCATTCCGTAGAATAAACCTAAGTTAATAACTTTAGCTTGTGATCTTGGTATCTCAGCCATCTCAGCAACAATTTTGTGAAAGTCTGTTGAAGGATCATTGTCGTATGAATCTGCAATTGTATTTACAGAATTTAATTCAAACTTTAATGCATAATGTGCAACAAGTCTTGGTTCCTGTTGCGAGTAGTCAAAACAACCCCACTTGCAATCTTTGTCTGGAATAAATAATGATCGAATCATGGGGCCTGTCACTGGATCCCTGGCTGGTATCTGTTGTAAGTTTGGATTAGAATAACTAAATCTTCCTGTAACAGTACCACCATCATCAGATCTAATTTGATTTATGTCTGCGTGTATTCTGCCACAATATTCATGTTCTAAAATAGTATCAATAAATGTAGTTCTAACCTTGTTTATCTTCCTAGCTTCTGCTATTAATTTCACTACAGGATGTTCATGATTAGTAATAAAATTTTTTGTAAATGATGGTGAATCTGTTTTCTCAGTTCTGGAATATTGTAAACCAAGGTTGTCAAAAACTTTGGCAATGGATCTTGCTGCCCATATTTGAACGTCTGTGTTACTTTCTCTTTTTATTTTGCTCAATAGCATTTCTTCTTGTAGCTGTAATTGTCGCTTCAATTCATGGGCTCTGCTCACATCCACTTTCACTCCGAGAAACCTCATGTCAACAAGACAAGGAAAAAGATTAGTTTCAAGATCAAATATTTTTTGTAACTTTTGTTCTTCAATTATTTTTTTAAATAACTGCCAAAGCTCTAAAGTTAGTTCCGCATCTTTTTCTGCATATTCGCCTACTTCTATTGCAGGCAGTTTCCACATATCTGCTTTTGGATCTAACCCTCTTGATTTTGCAGCATCAATTAATCTTGATTCGTTTTTACCTTGTTTTAAATAATGCCATGATAAAGTGTTCAAAGTGTATGAGTATCTGTTTTCATCAATCAACGATGCAGCGATCATAGTATCTATTATTAAACCATTGATTTTTATACCTAAT